ACCGGTAGATTAGCCCTGAATATCAGGGCTATTTCTCCCTCAAAATCTATTGCCCGGTAGTTATGACAAAGAGTAAGAAACGTAAATGGTTTAATAGCTTAACAAACGAACAAAAGCTAAAGTATTTTGATAAGCAGGCGCGTAAAAAGAACCTAAAACTAAGGCATAAAAGTGATATGGTCATGGCCAGAATGAAGTTATCTTTTGATTGCAAGCAATGTATCCATAGTTTCGGGCATAACTGCAAAACAAAGAAGGGCGGCTGTACATCATTTTTTGATGCCGTGAATGATATATTAGGGCCAGCGTACAAACAAAGAGAGGCAAGTAATAAGCAAGGTGTGATATGGAAAAATACTGGTTTGACTTAATATGGCGTGATCCGCCACGAACGACTACAAAGGCCATGTGGAAGTCTGCAAATAGGTTTTTAAGGGCATGTTGGCGAAAGAGTAGCAAACATATAGACTATAAAGCAGTTGAAAGACACATGATTAACGCTATGATTTATGGCGTAGGCTTCAAGGAGACAAACATCAGGACCGATGGCTAAAGTAGCGAGCAATAATAAAGACATAGATCGAGTATCAATAACGGGCCCATCCGGGCAAGGAAAGGAAGTGTGTGATACAAAGACAAGTACGCCAACAATAATAGGAGAAGCAAAGGAAGAGATAAGCTACGAATTGTGGAATGAAACAAGCTAAGACTGAGGATATAAAATGGAACGTAGACAGATACTAAAAACAGCGATATTGGCTCCGTTTGTAGGGCTGGCTAAGACGAAGGAACGCAAAGAGTTAAATGTGAAAATCAAAGTTGGCGAGACAATAACGGTTCCTGATGGCCAAAGATGGGAAATACACAACATAAAGGTATATTCACCAAGAATGGGGAGAATAGCGACGACGAATGCAACGAGTGATCTGACCTATGAAATCAATGGATACTTAGTGGAATGAAGCAAGCAAAGACAGAATACGATGGAAGCACACCATTAAAAAGCGTGATGCAGGAAATGTTCGTCAGCAACCTATTAAAAGGTATGCCGCAATATAAAGCCTACCAAAAAGCTGGGTATAAAGGTAAAAATGAAGCAATATTAATGTCAAACGCCAATAACCTTCTTAAAAGGAATAAAAAGGTAGCAGCAAGGATAGAATATAGAAGGGCTGACATTGAGGTTAAAACGGATATTACGGCCGTTAGTTTGCAGCATGATATGTATAATTTGTATAAAAAGGCCGAAAGGGAAGGCAAATACACAGCCGCCGAGTCATGTCTTCGAGACTTAATGAAGTCAGTTGGTGGCTTCCAGGCCGACAAACAGCCGGAGGCCAACTTAATCGGCAAGGCATTGGATACAGAGACTGCCAGAGAGGTGCGTAAGGCATTGGAGGCTGTATTTAAGCGTAAATACCTTGCATTGCCGTCAGATAGAGAGGTGATTGATGTTGAGCCGTCGTAGTTTATTCAAGTGGTTAGGTTGCGGAGTAGCTTCTATGGTAGGCATTAGAGGCCCTGAGGCTGTCTCTGAGGCTATAAGTGGGCATGAGGTGGACATGGACACAGTAGTAGTAGACAAGACACGCTGCACAGGATATTACTGGATAGCTGGTGAGCCAGGCATATACTCGCTGGAGGACGGAGAGCCTATATGAGAGCGATAAGCAGGTTTTTGAGGCAAAGACCCCCCTTAGCCCCCCAGGGAGGGGGTTGTGATATATCTACTCTCCCCTTCTACAATGCGATTGATTTTCAAGAAAGGGGGATAAAGTGATAAAAACAATTTCTGAAGAAGGGGTGATAAAACTTGTACCGGAAAGCACTAATGATTCATTTAGGCTTGGTATGTTGGTTTGCGGGCTAAATAATCCTGGAACAAAGTATACTGTTTCAAGCAGTCCTGATAGTCCTAAAGGCGAATTGGAATTTGTGGAATTATCTTTAGATTCATTATTAGATTATGTGCATCGTAGCATATAGCGTGACGGTTTTTGCAGAAAGTTGGTCAATGTTAAGATAGGCAACGCGATTAAGGCTTAATAATGGGCATTTTATCGAAATTTACGGGGGTAGTAATTATTAGGTATTTTTGAGGTGTTAAGATAGGCAAAGAGTTCAAGTAATGGCAAAGCGGCCAAAAAGAGCGAAAGCACTTGTTTATAAAAAGTACACAGAGATAATATATCATGTGCAATGCCCCCATTGCCACACTGATTGCGTTGGTATTGGTAATTATATCGACAGGATGCGATGTTGGATTTGTTCTGAGATTATTATGCTTGAATGGCCGGAGGTAGTCAAGTAAATGAAGAAGAAAGGGATACAAAAAGAATGTGAAGCGACCATTAAATTCACAATCCCCAAAGAAAAATTAGACTTATTGTATAAAGCCGCGGAAGCTTTGGGGAAACTTGGGATCACTTTTGATACTGGTGGTAGTGAAGATGAAGAAGGCAATATTTGTTATGATTGGGAATTCGACTGGTCATTAGAAGGCCCAGCCAAAGTCTATTTTAAGAGATTTAAGAAGTCTGGGGTAGTCAACTAATGGAGAAACATACAAGAATAACAAGATTCTGGTTTTGGGTTTTCCGTTGGTCGCATAGATTGGCGGATTACTCCGAGAAGATTGGTGACACAAGTAATGGCAAGGTATAGAAAGAAACCTGTAGTGATTGATGCTATTCAGTGGACGGGTAGAAATTGGAAAACAATAAATACATTTATAACCGTTAAGTGTGAATTATTTGAGGCGGGGAATATTATTGAAATTGGAACATTAGAAGGGGTTATGTCGGCGTCGCCCGGCGATTTTATAATCAAAGGCGTTAATGGTGAATTTTGCCCTTGTAAGCCGGACATATTCGCAGCTACTTACGAGGAAGTCGAGTAATGGATAGAAGGACATTTTTGAAAGGATTGATTGCTGTTACGGTAGGCATTAGCTTGCCTGTTCAATTAGTTTCTACCCGTGTAATGCCGACAGAAGATGCTATGGCAGCATTTATCGAGCAATTTCAAAGAAACTTAAAGATATTAGCATCTCAGAGAACTTCAAGATTAAAGGTAATGATTGAATAAATGACTCCGGCAATAGCTGACAAAATAGATTCAGAAACGATGTCAACGCTTAGTGCGGTTCATTGGGTGGAGAGTTCGCGCATTGTATTGGCTAACGGTGATATATACTCATTCAAGGATAGACCTTATCTTATAAACCCATTAGAGACTCGTGCTCGTTTGAAATGTGTGCGGAAGGCCAGGGGATTGGGTTTTAGTGAGACTGAAATATTGGAGTCTATACACGGCTTAAATTACGGTCATTACAAGCAAGGCGTTCAATATATCTTTCCTACCGATACGGCGATGCGTGAGTTTGTTCAAAGTCGTTTTAACGTAGTCATCAAGCGTAACCCTATATTGCGCAATATAGTTAAGGACACGGACACTACTTATTACAAGCGGGTTGGTGAGGGCAATTTATTTTTGAACGGCGGCACTCTAACGACGCCTATCGAGGGTATGCAAAAGGAGTCCATGTCGTTCAGGAGTAAGCAAATCGATTCAGCGAAGATAGACGAATTGGATATGTTCGAGAACGCCAACGATGTAGTAGAGTCGGCGTTGACGAGTATGATGAACTCACTTACCAAGTCCGTAACGGCGATAAGCAATCCATCCATCCCCAATTACGGGATAGACAAGTTATTTCAAGAGTCGAACCAGATGTTTTGGTATCGGCAATGCCGGTCGTGCGGCGAGTTGACATGCCCCGATAAGGAGTTTCCCGACTTAATTGATAAGAAGGGTTGTCATTGCATTAAGTGTGGCGATTTACTAACTTATAGAGGCGTGTGGAAGCCGGACTATCCCGACCGTAATGACTTGGAGGGAACCGAGTCTAAGAATTGGGAAGGCTATCATATAAGCGATCTCCAAAATCCTAACACTAAGCCTTATTCGATTGTAGAGGCTTTTAAGGATAAGAGCGACGCCAACCAGGAGAAGGTTAATAAGTTTTATTTAGGTTTACCCTTCATGCCCAAGACTAACGCCTTGACTTTGGCCGAGGTATATTATTGCTGCGGCTACCAGCCGGAGTATGAGCGATGTACCGACCCCACGATAATGGGCGTTGACGTTGGTTCGAGCAGTGGTTTCCACGTCGTGATAGGAATAAGGACGGGCAAGGAAGAATATCAGATATTCAAAGTCGATAAGTTGGAATCTTTTGAAGATGCCGCTGTGTTAGGTCATAGGTTCAATGTAAGGAATTGCGTTTGCGATATGGATCCGGAAGCCACTTACGCGAAGAAGTTCCAAAAGGATGCGGGTTTCAGGGTGTGGTTAGCCCGTTATAACACTACTAATCCCGTAGATGAAGTCGTGTGGGATTACGACAATCGCTTAGTCAAAGCGTACCGGAATTACATATTCGATACATCCATGCAAGTCGTTTCCGATAAAAGGGTCAAGTTCCCGAGGCGGAGTACTAAGATTGATAAGTTCGCCAGGCAGTATATAGTTCCCGTCAAGATTCCCGATATTCGCCGCCCGGGCAATTTTAAGTATTTCAGCCCGTCACCTAACGACCATTACCGCAATGCCATGAACTACTTTCTAATAGCGGCCAAGATAAGCGGCGTGACCCGTCCTTACGGTGTGGCAAAGCAAAAGTTAAGTTTTGTAAATAACGATACAGAAAGGTATGTATAAGGAGTAAAAAATGCCAGCAAAGGACTTTAGCAAGCAGGTCAACAATCCGGGATTTATGTTATGTATGGTATGTGGCGGCGAGTTAGAGAAAAACGAGGACGGTAGTGATAAGTGGCACAAGCAGCCCGTACCGTGTGACTTTTGTGTTAAGAAGAATTATGGCAAGGCGTTGATTGACGGCAAGATTGTAGACATTGACCCTGCAAACCCCCCGGTACCGGTTTATCACGATAACGGCAAGATAACTTACAGGACGAAACGGTAATGTTTGATTTCAAGATAAACGAGCAAGACATAAACTCTATGGAGTCAAAGGATGTAGTTGAGGAATTTAAGTCTATCGAGTCCGCTTTGAACCACGAGGAAGAGGGTTGGTACGGCTTTGCGAGTGCTTTTCATGCCCGTATTGAGGCCCGTCGTCTCCAGCTTATCGAGCGTATGGCTAAGGAGTATATGAAATCTAAGGTAAGAAAGAAAAAGCAATGAGTTGGTTAAGTGACTTTTTAGGAACGAAGAAGCTAAGGACTCCCAAGGTTAAGCAAGCCGAGGAGTTGGCTTCTATGGACGAGTTTGAGGCCGACGCTTATTTGAGAGAGCTTTCCCGAAAACAGGGCTTTGAAAGTACAATTATAACCGGGCGTAAGAAACCTAAGCTCGCCGCAATGACGCAGTTGGGATAGATATGAAAAAGTTACTTGAACTACAAAATGAATACATAGCCGAACTCGAACGGTTTACAAAAAAGGCGGTAGATTTATTAACGGCAGCCAAGTACGCCGCCGGCAACAATATTAACGAATGTACCGTTGTGGGATGTACGCGAGAGAATAGATGTAACTTTTGTAATGCGTGGTCGAAGGTTTGGGACGATATAGATGAGTATTTGAAAGAGAACGATGGATACTAAAGCCGAAGAAATCATAAGCTTGCGCGATTCCGAGCGTACAAAGAGTACCAACATAAAGACTCTATATCAGGAATTCGCCAATTTGGGATATCCGTTGGAGAACCAGATAACCACTCAGCAGGCAGCTGGTGAGGACAGGTCTACCGCCATTCGGGACGCGACGGCTATAGAGGCACTTGAAACCGGAGCGAGCGGGTTCATAGGTGCATGGATACCGCGTGAGAAATATTTCTTCAATATACGGGTTAGGGACAGGTCGGTATCTGAATTACCTCACGTAAAGCAATGGTTGTCTTTAGCCGTTCAAATAGCGCATGAGGAGATATTCGATGCCAATTTCGATACCGAGTTACACAACACCGCAAAAGGAACAATGGGGTTCGGCACGGGATGTCTTTACTCCGAATGGGACTATAAGAACAAGTCTTTGAACTTTCAGGACTGGCACGTTAGTTCGTTTGAGTTCATGCAGGACTCCCGGCACAGGGCGAATGGAGTCATACTTTCATACAAGCGCCAGGCCGACCAGATTGCGAACGAATACAAGAATCCCGGCACTGATGTATTAGTCAAGGCCAACGATGTCAAGACCCAGAATACAGACTTTGAGATAATCAGGATAATCCGGCCGCGCAAGAATTACAATCCTTCTATGCGCGATGTTTCCAATATGCCCTTTGAGGATATTCACGTAAATGCCACTGAAAAGATTGTTATTAAAGAGTCGGGATTCCCGCGCTTTCCTTTTGCTATTCCGCGATGGGAGGTTGGTTCTACGGAAAAGTGGGGCAGGGGTAGGGGCGTTCAATCGCTTTCGGAGATAAAAGACTTACAGCAGAAGTCGAAGGACATGACCGAATATAGAAACAGGCTCCTAAGACCGCCGTACATAACGAGGAACATAGAAGGCGCGGTGAACATGATGCCTGACGGTCGCACCGAAGTTATAAACATGGACGATATAAAGGCATTGAATCTTACATCTTCCGCTGCGTTTCCCGCAGGAAAGGACGAAATAAGCGAGCAGAGAGAAACGGTAAGAAGGTTCTTCTATAATCACATTTTCACTCTATTTACCAATATGAAGGGCGACAGGCGAACGACTCTTGAAATATTGAAGAAAGACCGCGAAGGTTTACGCTTACTCATTTCCCCCGTTGCCCGCCAACAGACGGAGTTATTCAAACCACTGTTATCGAATGTAATTGCATTACTAATCGAATGGGGAAGAATACCACAGCCTCCGCAGGAAATTGTAGGCCAGCCGTATTCTCTTGAGTACCAGGGCGAGCTTGCAATGGCGATGAAGGAGTCTCAGGCAAGGGGATTCGAGAGGGCAATGGCGCTTATGGAAAACGGGCAGAACGTATTCCCCGATATGAAATACCAGATTAACATAGACCGGGCGATGCCGGACATTCTCACTACTTACGGAATGAAGGTCGAGCATTTGAACACGCCGGAAGAGAAGGAATTACTACGTCAGCAGGACGCCGAGCGTGAGCAGATGGTAAAGGATATGGCCGAAGCACAGTCTCAGTCGCAGGCGTATAAGGACACGACCAAGGCGCCGGAAGCAGGCAGTCCGGCAGAACAGATGGCTGGAGTATAACAATGCAAATGCTAATATTTGGTTTAGGCTTCGTTCTGGGATTTGCTATTAAGAGCTTTCATGGTCTTATATGGAATTATAGATTTTTATGCAAAATCAAGGAAATGGATAATGCCATTAAAAAAGGGAAAATCTCAAAAGGTGATAAGTCGGAACATTAGGGAGCTTCGTCATTCCGGCTATCCCCAGAAACAAAGTATTGCAATTGCGATGAGTACGGCAAAAAAGAAAAGAAAGAAGAAATGATGGAAAACGCATATACCAATACAGTTGAAGCCAAAATTCCCTCAATCGATTTATGCGAGTGCCACAAGATTTTTGCTGATTATCGTGGCGAAATAGTGAAATTATTTCAGGGCTGTCCAGTCAGGGTTGTTCCGGGGCTGGAAGAAAATGAGTGGTTTATTGGCATATCCAAAGAGATGTTTGATGAGTTAGAGGCGAAGAAGCATGTATAGTCCCGAAGACTGGCAAAAACTTGTTAACGCTTTCAAGCAAGTCGGCAATTCCGATGCCGGGCAGATAGTATTGAACTATCTTTCATACCAGTGTTTTGAGAATAGAAATACATTTGTTGACAATAACGAAGCCATGAGTAACAGAAATCTCGGCAAGCGTGAAGTTATTTTACTCATTCGACAGTGGATGGCTTGTGATTCCCGTAATATACCGAAACATTTAACAAAGGAGAAATTTGATGCCTGATGATTCAACAACACTTGAAGCAGGGACAGAAACGAATACAGCGCCGGAAAGTTCAATTGACGCCGAGGGCAACTTTCAAGGCGAATGGAAAGACAAGTTCCTTGACGAGGATATTCGTGGCGAGACGTTTTTCGATTCCGATTATGTGAAGAGTGTTCCGGCCTTACTCAAGACCGCTCTGCATCAGGAGCGGACTATCGGCAAGTACAAGGGCAAGAGTGTTATCATCCCGACGGATAGTTCGTCCGAGGAGGACATTAAAGCCTTTAGAGAGTCTATTGGCGTGCCTAAAGAGTACACCTACACCCGGCCCGAAGATATTGACGAGGACGTTATTGGTTCTGAGTTTATGACCAAAACGATGGAAAGGCTCAATAAGGCCAATGTAAGTCAGAAGCAATTCGATGAGGTTATGGAGATTTTCGCCGGAAGGATACGCGAGCTTGAGGCCGAGGGAATTGCGACTCTCAATAAAAAGACTGAGGAGGCCAATACGCGACTCATGACGGAATGGGGAAGTCAGTTTGAGTCAAGGAGCGATCTTGCGAAGCGGTTCATCTCCAAGATGGTCGGCAAATGGTCGGACGAAAAGTATGAGGAGCTATTCGGTACGGAGAATGAAAGTGGCGTAAGGGAAGGTGGTATCAATTCACCCGAATTCGCATCGCTCAGACCTTTGTTACTCGATATGTTCGCTACAATCGAGGAAACTTATGGTATTCCTTCGAGTGCGGCGTTAAGCGATGCCGGGATGGGAGCCGGTAAGTCCATACAAGACCAGATAGATAAGATTATGGAAGACCCGGAATATTGGAAATCTACGGGTGTGAGCCCGAAACGACATAATGAGCTTGTCGAGCAAGTTCAGAAGTTAATGGCATTAAAGAGAAAGAAGTAATAAAAGTTAAGATTCGTTCGGCTAACCTTTTTAACGAAGGCCCCGGAAGATAGCGGTAAACCGCTCGCCAACCGGCGTTAAGGCAGGATTGACCCCTCACCGGGAGGTTAATCATTCCGAGACTAAAGTTAATATTTTTTGAAAGGTTAGTGACGATGAGTTTACAAATTCCTGTAGCGTTCGTTGACCAGTTCAAGGCTAACATTCTCAAGCTTAGTCAGCAAAAACAGCCTAAGCTAAGGGGAGTTTGCCGTATGGAATCGGTTACGGGCGATACAATGTACGTCGAGCGTTTAGGGCCAAAAGACGCTCAACTGCGAGGGGCAAGGCATGGTGAAACACCCATATCCGACGCCGAGCACTCAAGACGTAAGTTATCAATGGCCGACTATATTGTTCCGGCTGACATAATTGACAAGCCGGATAAACTGAAACTTCTAATTGACCCCCAGAGCGCCTACACGCAGAACCAGGTATTCAGCCTTAACCGTGCGATTGACGATGTGGTTATTACGGCGCTCTTCGGCCCGGCTTACTCAGGCCACACGGGGGGTACAACGGTTAATATGTACGATGTCGGTGAATGCCGGTGCGTAGAGTCGTCTGGTGTGATATGCACTGCCGGTAGCGATTTTAGTGATACGACCGAGACCGGCCTGACTATCTCCAAACTCCTGACTTGCAAAGAGCTTTTGGACGATGCGGAGATTGACGATGAACGTCAGAGATATTTCCTGACGAATCCGCACAACATCAACCAATTGCTCAATACTACGGAAGTCAAATCCGCCGACTACAACACAGTCAAGGCGTTGGCGCAGGGTAGTATCGACTCGTTTATGGGCTTTAAGTTCATTAAGAGCACAAGACTGCCCGCAGACGATACCGATACCGGCGCGACCAAGTGTGCGGCTTTTGCTCAGGACGCCCTCGTTCTGGCGATTGCCGAGGAACCCAGTGTAAGCGTAAGTGTTCGTAACGACTTATGTGATTCGATACAAGTATTTTCCACACTTAGTATCGGATGTACCAGAGTGGAAGGGCCAGCAGTAGTCGGAATTACCCTCGACACTGCGTAAAGAAAGGAGAATAAAATGATAGGTAAAACAAATAAATTACCGTTTAACCCGGTTATTTGGCCTGCGGCCCCTCACGACGAAACGGGTGATTACCAGTTGGGGTACTACACGACTGAAACCACGCAAAGGTATGTGTGGGGAACTCGCGGCATGACATGGGACGGAAAGGTATTCAGGTATAGCCGTTCTAAGGATACCTTGTATGCCGGTTACGGTGCGGTGAACGCTGCATCAATAGACGTATCAGACCTGATTAATTCCAACCACACCTTAACCATAAATCCTGGTGATAGGGAAGTATTGGTTACTGTAGCTTCCGGCGAAGGTTACGACAATGGCGCCGTAGAGGAAGATGAACTCGTAGGTGCGCAGTTCGTTGTTGGTCATGGCTCAGCGGCTACGACTGAAACTCGTACCGTTATTGGCAACGAATATGTTGCTGCTGCCGGTGGGACAATTATGGTTGAGGTCGATTACCCGTTTGCTCTTGAGCATACGACCGGCTTTATGGAGTTGCCGTTGAATATTTATGGGTATCTCGCAAAGAAAAACAACCAGGTTGCTTCTGTTGTGGGTGTACCTAATGTCGCGGCTACTACAGGTCAACATCTTTGGATTCAGACTTGGGGGCTGTGCTGGTGCGTGCCTGGTGGCGGCGATGCTGATATTGCTTCTGAAGCCGACAATCGAGAATGTGTCTTTGTTGGCGATGGTTCTGTAAATGGCTCAAATATAGTGACAATCGAAGACGGTTTTCAAAGAGCCGGTTTTGTTACAGATTCATCTGAATCAGGAACGGGCTGTATGCCAATGGTCATGCTGCAAATCAGTATTTAGCTTTAACAAAGGGTGGGGGCTTAACCGCCCTCACCTGGTTTTAAGGAATTCAATTATGGCAAAGAAAAAAGAGAAAAAAGAAACGGCGGAAGAGTATCAGACGAGAAGAGGCGAAGAAAGAGAGGCTGCCGCACGTGCAGATTCTTAAACGAGCCAGAAACACCGAGATGGACATAATTCCCGTCAATGAATCCGAAAGCAATGTAAGGGATGAAGTGAATCGCCGGACATACAAAGCCGGTTACACCGACAGGGATGGTCAACCCAAGAGAAGCAGGAGTAGTGGGGCGGGCAAGGGCGACGTGTACCGTCCGGTAAACAAGAAACTATACGACCGGAACTACGAAAGGTGTTTCGGTCACAAGTAGGAGACTAATCATGGCAGCAAGTACATCGGTAACATTTTGGGCGTTCGTTTGGTACTTGATGAACAATCCCAATAAGCAAGTCTTTACCAAAGAGGATATTGTTCGCATGGCCCGGAAGTTCGCCGCAACCAATTCAAGTGAAGTAACCGACGCCACCGATCCGGGCGGCACTTACACGGATATTGAGTGGCCCGACCAGGCAGGTGCGGGCACGGTGACGGCGGTTGGAAATTCATCCACCGGCAGGGATGGGCTCGTAAGGTTTGACGTAGTAGACGCCGCGTCTAAAGTCACGTTAGACCAGGCTCAATGGCCCGAAACTATAAGCACTACTATGGCGTAAGGAGATAAATTATGGCATTTACAGTTAATTCAGTGACTTGTAGAGGCGACTGGAAAGTGGTTGACGGTTATAGTACCGACGTAAGTACGTCAACGTACTTACTCGCTGCCGTTGCCGGTCACGACCATTTAGTTAAGAGTATATCCATCGACTACCAGAAGGGTACGGACGATAGGTGGATTAAGATATATGATGGCACAGACCTTCAAATAGGCCCGGCCAAGCCAAGTGTTAATCTATACCATCTTGACTTCGGCCCGTACGGTTTGACTTTTGAAGAGGGCGTTTACTTTCAGACCGAAAGCGATGCGCAGTTTCACGTGTGCATGGTCTACAAAATCGTGCCGAGATTCGGATAGGAGATATTATGCCTGAAATACCCGACAAATGCGAATTTCAAACGATAGCCGACCAGATACGCTTATCTACCCGTACCAACGGAGACCAGATACAGATTAAGGGTATTCATCTCGGTAAGGATGCGGCGGCAGCGCTGGCGTATCTTATCAATAGTTCGCAGAACCACCTTTCAATAGAGATTAAGGAGGTGACGAAATGAGCCTTACGGATGCCGAGCTTGAAATATGCAACCAGGCTCTAAGTCTTATCGGCCAGACGATAATCGATTCTACTGATACTTCTACGGCGGATACCGGAACTGGCGGGAAGGGTTACGAGAAGTGCGATTTAGTCTATGACCAGACGAGAAATGCTCTACTAAGGTTGTTCGAGTGGAACTTCGCGAGGGTAAGGATAGACCTCGTTGGCGATTGGGTTACGGACGAAAGTTATACAACTGACCAATACGTTTGGAAAGATAGCGTACTCTACAAATGCAATACCGCCCATACGTCAACTACGTGGGATACCGACTACGTTATGGATGGTACGAGCTACGTTATGGACGGTACGGACTATGTAAGGGACGATAGTGTGACTTTCTATTGGGATATAGTAACCGACCGGCCGGAAACCTATTTTGAGTACCGGTACGCGCTGCCGTCCGATTTTTGCAGATTCGTTATAAGGTGGTTGAAACGTAACAAGACCAAAATCCGCATAGAAGGCACGAACCTCTTAACTGACGAAGATGAGATAAATATCAACTATATCAAGATAGTCACCGATACGACGGAGTTTGACGACCTCTTTACAGAAGTGTTGATTTACAACTTAGCGATAAAGTTGACATTCTCTATTTTGGGAGCGGGGTATCCTGCTCAAGCATTAAGGAGAGAGTTGAAAGTAGAAAGAAAGGAATGGTTAGCGAAGGCCCGGCAGATATGTAATGCCGAAGTCAATCAGACTGGAGATGATAAATGGTCGGACGCCAGATTCGGCTCCGGCGTAGTTTAGGAGAAACATTATGAGTGTAGATATTAAAACAGTACCTAACGGTGGTTTATATCCCCTGAGTGGGATTGTGACGGTATCGCTCGCTGCCACTGGTAACACCACGCTTTACACCGTCCCTGCGGGGTTTACGTGCGTAATCGACCATGTGGATATTATTTTGAGCGCCGATGCAAGTACGTCTGCTATTACTATAGGGAGATCGACTGCGCTGACGGACTTCTTGGATACCCAGACCTTGAGTGCTCTCGATGCCGACGGTGACGTAGGCCGGTTGATGCCTGTACCGAACGCTACGACTGTAAAGCAGAAGTCATACGCGGCGGGCACGATTATCCAGGTCGCCGTTACTACCGCTGCCGGTAATGCGACGAACTACATGATCCTCTGGGGTTACTTGGCTGCGACGGGTGACATCTAATAGATGAAACTGTTTCCAATAACAATACCGGGCGGTTCTGATACCCATTTTCAGTATAACAATGGTGGTATCTTTGGTGGTTCTGCACACGCAGTTATCAACGATGCTACTGGCGTATCTACGTTTACAGGAGCGACTGTAACAGGCGGTGCGGTTATTAGTCTTAACTCTGCAATCTTCCAGCCGACTGCCGATGCTGACAATTTCTTTCAGGTTAATGACAAAGACGGTAATCGCATTATTACTGGTGATACGGTCAATAACAGACTTGGGATTCATGGTCAAATTGTAATCAATTCTGGTTGGGATGCTTTCTTTATAGATGGGGGAATAGGTTCAGCCCCATTTTTCAGTCTTAAAGAATCAGGTACTACACAGTTTAGATTCTGGACAAAATTTGTTACTGATGAACTTCTTTTATTAACTAATACAGGAGTAGGAAGACAATATGTTTTTACAGATTATGCAAGTAGAAACTCAGACCACGACCACACAGTTCAGACTAACCCAACATTATATATTCATTCGGCAACAGATCCAAATGATGATAATACTCAGTGGCTTTCATTAACTCACGACCAGACTAATGCTGTATTTACAGCAGGTTTGGGAACATTTCGATTCAAAACTTCTGCCCCAACAATAGATTTGTACTGTCCTACACATAATGATGCAGACGACGCTGCTGCCGGACTAATCAATTTTGTTAGAGAAGATGGAGCAGGGACTGAAAGTACAGCGGCAACTATTACAGGCTCGCATGACGGAGCAGGGGCAAACGATACCAAAGGTAAACTTGTCATTGCCACTGATAGCGGGGCGGGTCTTGTTGATGCAGTCGAAATAGATTCCGACCAAATTACTCATATCGGAGATGGCACAAATGAAGTTCAAATAACCCACGAAGGCGTTCAGACGTTTCATGGCAATGCTCGTTTTTGGCAGGGTGTGGTCTTAGATACATCCAGATTCAAAGAGCCTCCTGCTCATTCCGCTACGTTAGTTAATCGAGGTATTGGAACAGCTTACAAGTTTACGAAAGACCAAGAGAACGAGCATCTTCATGCTCAAATAAGTATTCCTGGCTTTTGGGATGTCTCGGGAGATATACAGGTAATTCTATTTTGGGACACTCCCGTTACCTCGGATGATTGCGATTGGGAAATTCATTACCAGTTTAGAGCGTATGATGAAGCACTGGACTCGGAAGTGTATGATGGTGTTGTTAATAGTAGTGGAGCGACAAGCTCGGCTACATCAAAAGGGTTAGTTCACACTACAGTTGTCATACCGACAGCATCTTTTGATACAGGTGACAAGATGTTAAGACTTGGAATCTATCGTGATGGTGTAACAGATAGTATTGATGACTTTGTGTATCTTCACGGCATGAGAGTTCGTGGAGTTAGAAATAAAACAGGCGGAGCAATGTAAGGAGAAAACATGGCAGAGAAAATTGATGTAGTTGACGGGTTGTTAAAGATAACTGTAACCCCGGATGAAATAACTACTACAATGACCCCAAAAGAAGTCGAAGGCAAGATAGCCGAAATTCAAACCAAAATAGACCATCTTGAAATAGATTTGGCCGCAGCAGAACGGGAGAAAGCAGAATGGCAAAGCAAGCTGGAAGTAGTGAAAAAGTAGAAAAGCTCGAACGCGAACTCGGAAGGCTGTCTTTAGCACTGAGCATTCAAGGTGAATTACTACAGAGAACCCAAGAGAAGTTTAACGAATTACAGAAGAAAGGTAACGACCTTGTTACGGCGTTGAAAGAATGTCAAACGAAATAACCCACAACTATACTACAGGGCTTAATCTTTACTTCTGTTGCTTTCAGCAGGATGGAGATGTATTCCTAACTGGTGGAGCGTCGGATGAAGTCTGGGGAACGGGGGGGCATACTGCCGACGCCTACGATGAAGCCATGACCGAAGAGGCGTCCAGCGGTCATTACAAAGGCTCGATAGCGGCGGGTGTAGGTGCAGGTGTTTATCAGATAGCGGTATATCTACGCGCAGGAGCCAATCCCGCAGATGCAGATATTGTAATTGCTCAAGGTGAAATCTATTGGGACGGAACTGCCGAGATAAACTTGCATACCATGACAGGTGCTGATGGCGATACCCTTGAGACTTTAAGCGACCAGATAGACGACGCCCAAACAGATATAGACACTATCGTTGCCAATACGGGTAAAGTAGTAAATGTTTATCCTGACGGGGAGAAGAAAGTTATTACCGGCGGGGCTAATGTAGGATATGTCGAGGACGAAAGATTATGAGTTCGATACCGATAGTTGCGTTCAACAAAGGCTTAGTGACACCGCATGTTGATGCAAGGGCCGATTCAGAGTCCTACAACTCCGCGTGTAGAGTCTTAAACAACTTCATAGCCCGGATGTATGGCTCTGCCGAAAGGCGGCCTGGTACGTACTACATCAACGATATGCGCGATTCGGATGACCCGACGACTATTAACGGAGTTACTACATGCCTGTTAGTTCCTTTCGTGTATTCAAGGTCTATAACTTACGTTTTGGAGTTTACCGGTTATTATGTCAGGATTTATTATAACGATGCCGTTGTGGATGAAATTGACAGTCCTTATGCGGAGGCCGATTTGTTCGACCTTCAATTCGAGCAATTGGGAGATGTAATTTGGATTACGCATGACGATTACGCACAGAGGCGGTTTTCGAGAGGAAATGCAACCGATTTCAGTATTGACGAGATAATATTTAGTGATGGCCCGTTTATGAAACGGAATGACCTTGCCACAAAAGACGGCAGGCAAATGACTATAGCATTTACCGGGGCAACCTTAACCGAGAGCGATACAACTTATAACGCGAGCACCAACACTACATCTGCTTTTATGGCGTTTGACCACAACACTATTACTTATTGGGGAACGCGAGAATACAATAATTGGATAAGTGTTCAGTGGGCAGCAGGCAAGGCTATAAAAAGAATAAGAATGATTTCGGATATGATTCAGTATTTCAAAGTACAAGGTAGTAACAATGGGACGGATTGGGTTGACGTTGAGGCGTCGGCGTGGGACGGAGAATGTAAGCTTTACGAAACCGGAGGGAAAAACCATACAGAAATAACGACAAGCGAAATTACGGACTGGATAGATGTAACGCTGGATAATGTAACAGAGTATAAATATTACAGGGTTTATGTATTAGGCATTCACGATGTTTTTTATCTTCGTTATCACATATTTGAGATTCAGCTATTTGACGATGCAACGCCCCAGTCCGACGACGATGCGATTCTTACCTGCTCGGATAATTGTTTTGAGGAAAGCCATGTAGGTGCGTTGTTTGCCCTAACGCAACCAAGGGTAAACGCTTCGGTTACTATAAATACTGCTATAGCCGCTCAGTCCGATGAGCTTCTCGTAGAGAATGCGTGGACATTAAGTCTTTCAACCGGATGGGTAGGAACAATAAGCCTTGAAAGAAAAATTAAGGAGGATACTGAGTGGGAAATTATACGGCAATGGTCTTCTTACGTAACAACCAGGGCAGTTCAAATATCGGGTTACGAAAATGAGGATAATGCTTATTACAGGATAAATGCGTCAACAGTAGATAGCGGAACGGTTACAGGTGAATTGACTTGCGACGAAGCTAACCATACAGGGATTTGCAGGGTTCTGGAATACACAGACGAAACTCATGTAAAGGTTCTTATTGTTAAAGACTTTGTGTCCGAGGAAACCACTACTCGATGGTACGAAGGTGCATGGTCGGATGTGAGGGGCTACCCTTCTTCATGCTGCTTTATCGAGGACAGATGTGTTTACGGTGGTATGAAAGCACTTTCTGAGACAGCTTCTCTTGCAACGGTTTGGTTAAGCGGTACGGGTGATTACGACAACTTTGAGGCGGGCACAAATGGTTCGGACTCTTTCAGTGTGACAATAGAGACTACCGAGACTTTACAATGGGTAGAGGCTATGGATAGTCTTATAGTGGGAACGACGGGGGGGACGTTCTTTATAAGGTCGAGTAAGATGGATACCGTTCTTGTACCCAACCCACCGCCTATTGCCCGGCAGATGAGCGCGTATCCATGTAACCGTAGAAGGCCGATTAAGGTAATGAAGACCCTGGTCTATCTCTCCGGCAGGCAGGTGAGGGAGTTGGGATACGACAGGGGTTCGTTCCAATGGGACACGGACTTAACGGCTTTGTGTGAGCAGATTACCAATTCTCCGATAGCGAGCATGGCCTTACAGACTAATCCCGATACTATTCTATGGTTCGCGCACGAGGACGGGACTTCAAGTGCCTTCGTTTACGATAGGGAAAACAATGTGATGGCATGGGCGAAAATGCCCTTAGCGTTAAGCGGAGGCGGTATAAGTCCGAAGGTTAAGAGTATATGCGTTGCGCCTAATTACGGTTCGGGAGATGATATTTACGTAGCGGTTAATAGAACAATCTTAGGCAAACAAGTGTACGATGGTGACGACCCCGTAATGGACGGCGACGAATATGTTTACGATAAGTTATATCCTATTTATGTTGAAAAGTTCGCAGAGAGGTTTGAATAATGGAAAAATATTTAGACAGACTAAAACAATCTGTATCAGAAGAAACACCAATGAATTTTAGAATGTTCTCTTCATTAGAAACAGGTATGCCAATGACGGCCTTGGATTGGTTTTACGATTTTAATGTTATGTGGAGAGATTTTGTTGGTAGTAAAAGACTATTGGCACGATTAACAAAAAATTACTATTTTTATTTTAACTAAAATGGAACGAGAAGATGCTTATTTTGTAGATTGCGGATTAGACTATGATGGCGTGGCCACGAAGTCTATAACCGGCCTAACCCACTTAATCGGTGAGACTGTGGTGATATTAGCCGATGGTGTTGTGATTGAGGATGAAGTCGTAGACGACGACGGCGAGATTACCTTAGATACGGCGGCGAGTAAATACTCGGTAGGTTTGGTCTATCGTTCGGAACTACAGCCTATGAAGCCCGTATTCAGTACGAAGATGGGCTCTTCAATGGCCTCAACGGTGGGTGTTCATAAAATGGGCATTTCTCTACACAATTCCGACGGCGTTCAGTATGGTAAGGATACCGGCGATCTCCACGATGTAAATGTTGACAAAGTAGGTTTGGATAACACCTGCGAAAAGGATGACCTGTTTACGGGCTTAGTAGATGTGACTGTGAATTGTGGATATGACCTTGATAACAACGTAAGAATAGTTAGTGATGCACCCTTACCGTGCATCGTGAGGGCTTTGATACCAGATGTAGTATTGACGGGAACGTAATGGAAAGAGCAGATGCACATTTTGTTGAATGCAGCCCAGGAGTTTCTACTACGGGGACAGCAAAATATATAACACGCATTGAGCCTGTTTATGAATCAGTTCAATTTAGAGATGAAGCCTATGTATCCGGGGCAGGCGGCTTTGTTTACTGGTATGGAACGGATTGGACATTATTGGATAGTGCCAATGTCACATCAAATTGCGGCAGCGTCTTTATGGATGCCGACAACATCAATACTATTGCCTCGTCTTTCACTGGTTTGCATTTATTCGATTCGGACTTAAATGAGGTCTCTAATTATTTCGTACCTAACCCTGGTTGGCCGTCATCTCCGTATTGGACAGGTGCAGCAAGGCTAAGTAACGATGGTTCTTATGTCTACGTAGCTTATAACGGAACAAATCCCAATCGCGGTGGAGTATTCAAATTTGATGTTGGCACAGGCGCACAGGAATGGCTAACTTATGGAAGTGACTTGGGTGGAACGGTTTATTTCAATTCCGAGGGTATGGCGGTTGATAGTTCTGATAATGTCTATGTCAATGCTTCAATAACCGGTTCGGGTTACGGGGTTATTATACTCGATTCCGATGGAGTTCAGACGGATACGACGGAATATATTCATACTATGAGTAGTGTACGAGATATTTACGTTGATGAGAAGTTAGGTAGAATATTTATCGGAGGCTTGATAAAACTAAGCAGCCCATACCATCAACTTGCAGCTTATGACTTAGATGGTACGAATGAAGCTACTTTCAGTATCGGCAATGTCCAGAGTCATTTTATACATTGTATCTTGACGGTGGGAGATTATGTTTACTGCTGTGGAACGAGAACGGCAAGTGCTCTGTGGGATGATGCTTATGCGACTGTCTGGAAGCTTGATTCAGATTTGACTTTACAGGCAACTTACGATACCGGTGGCGTTGGCTCATATATGTGTGTTGACCTTGACGGCAATATAATAGTCAAAGACCGAATTTCAGAAACAATGGTAACTCTCGATACCGACCTTGCACTTGTTGATTCCGATACAGGTCAAACAGCCGACTGGCATGGTAGCGAAATTCAGGCGATTAATTACATGACAGACGTATCCGATAGTGAAACACCTACTTATTGGGAAATATACACAAGTGATGGCAAAGTGGATTTTACTCATTTAATAGGAGAAACTGTATGTATTTTGGCTGATGGCGTTGTGTATCCAAGTCAGGTTGTCGATGATAACGGCAGGATAGATTGTTCTGACTTTCCCGCTGCTACCAAGATTCATATAGGATTGAATTATGAGAGCAAGTTGCGACCCATGAAGCCCTTATCTCACGCCGATATGATGAGAAAAAAGGCTACGTGCAAACAAATGGGAATTTCAGTACACAACACCGACGAGATAGAGTACGGGGTTACAGATGACAATATGAAGGAGATAAACTTTAACGACGTTCAATGGACGAACAAATGCGACATTGACGGACTCTTTACAGGTATAGTAAAAGTAAACGTGCCGGATACCTTTAATAGGGATATGCCTTTACAGATTAGCACAGATTCTCCATTGCCATGCACGGTGCGTGGGATGATACCCAAAGTAGACGTTACGGGAGATTAGGATGTTAGCAGAGATAGGAATTGGAATGCAGGTGGGAAGCTCGCTTTTGAAGGGTTTCTTCGGGTCAAGACAGAAGAAGGACGAAGCCGCCGTTTACAAGTATAACGCTGCGGTTAAGCGGCAAGAGGCTGAGGCCATAAAGAAACGCACTGAATTCCAACAGGTTCGATGGGCGGAGGCGGCGGCGAGAACGCAAGGCTATCTTGAAGCCTCTGTGGGCGGTTCTGGGACGGTATCTACTCAAGGGGCACCAATGTTAGCCTTAGCCCTTCAGAAGCAGGAGAGCGAGCTACAGGGCTATCTTATAGGGCTACAGGGTAGAATGGAAGCAAACTTAGCATTAAGTACAGCCGACGAGTATGATATGATGAAACGAATGGCCAGAAAACAGGCAAGGCAGTCTATGATCGGTGGCATTCTGGGCGCCGGGGCTTCGGTAATGTCAGGATGGGCGGCAATGCCCAAAACAGCATCAGCATCAGGTGGTAGCGGAATGATAACCGCTGGCGGTACAGCAGCTGGCGGCGGTAATCCGTATTTTCTCTAAAGGATAATTATGGAAAACGTAATACCAGGTACGAAATTCGCAGAGGGCGCACCTCCGGCAGCAACAGGTCAGACTTTATGGCGGCCTCCATCTCCGGGCGGTGGTAGGGAGATAGCGGCGGGGATTGGTAAAATTGGCGGCGCTCTTGCCGCTTACGCCCTCAATACCATTAAGCAAGAACAGGTAATGGAGGTATCCGAGAAGCAGAGAAAGATAGACGAGTTAGGTTGGGCTGCTCATAATTCCGTTGTCGGCGACGAGGAGGCTGATAGGAAGTTGTGGGAGAAATTCCAAACCGACGCTAATTTAATTGCGAGTTCGTCGGAGTGGGAAGATGTAAACAATTTACTAACCAAACATATCAATAGCGTTTCCCCTAATTGGGAGCAAGGTATATACTCTGCCTCTCTCACCAAGCGAAGGGAGATTGCCAAAGATACTTTCAATCTCGAATGGTCATCATCTCTTGAGAATGACCAATTCGATAAGGCATACGAGTTACTCGATAGAGCCCTCAGTCTCGGTGTTATCACACAACCGGAATACGACAACCTCAAAAAGAACGCACCGGCGGACTCGCGCTTACTCAAAGCGGAAAGGCTGATTGAATTAAACGAAAACGATGCGGCGTTGGCCGAACTCGGCGAATTGAAGGACTTAACGACCGAGCAGCTTAAAAGGAAAAACATATTATCACGAACGGCGGAGAATGCAAGAGACCAAATAAGTTACGAGCTTCATAACGATATTCTCAATAAGATGGCAGCGGGAATGTCCCTAAAGGATATGGGTGAGGCAATTAAACAGACGGCCGGTCTTGATGGAGTCCAGAAAACCAATATGATGAAGATTGCCATTGGTGCGGACAAAGTATGGCAGCAGAAAAGCGAAAACGCATTTAATACAACTCAGGATTATGAGAAGCTTGTTGATACATGGTACAAAGTCAAAACGAAAGAAATAACTGACTTTGAAAGTTTATATGATATATTCAGAAGCGGCCCGGAAGGAGCGCCTGCGTTTAGTCTTAACTATATGCAATGGCTCGATAATGAATTGGATTCGATGGGCGGCAAGCGCGCCGTATCGAAAACCGAGACGAAGTATAGGGAACTCCTGTGGAAGTATTATACGAAAGATGGCAAGTTCATTAGCTCACAATCCCAAACCGCCTTTAGGGAGAATAATACTAAATTGACAAATCTTCTAAAGGAGCATGGTGGCGACTTGACGAGACTTGACGCCGAGTTCCAAAAGCTGATTGTGGATGTCAAGACAGAGAAGGCCAGGGGGATATTAAGTTGGCCGTGGTGGATTATGGGCACTTCTCCCGTACTACCAGCCAAGCTCGGTAAGGTGGGATTTGGGATAACAAAAACAGCAACCAATCCGAAAACAGGTGAAAGAATAGGCTGGAACGGGAGTAAATGGATACCACTTTAACAAAACTACCAGAAGGATTTGTTCTTGACAACGAATTGCCAGAAGATTTTGTTCTTGACGAACCTGTAGCCATTCTCGACGATATGGATAAGGAAACCAAGGCGAGAGCAGAAAATGCCCAATTCTATTCGACTCTATCAAATACCCTGCCGGAAGACGTAATTGAGTACACCGGGGAAATGAATAGGGAGCTTTATGGTTCCGAAGACGAGATAATCGCAAGAGATAAGAATATAAGTCAACTCGGATTTTGGGGCAAAATAAACGAGCAAAGAAAACGTGGCAAAGGGGCTTATGTATCCGATATTGCGATTTACAGCGCTATGCGGTCGGGAGACCCCAATGATATTAAAAACGCTTTTGCGATTAAAGATAAGATGCTTGCAAACCAAATGGTCAATCCAGTTGAGGGCAATTGGCTTTCAAGTATGATTTATTCCAACGCCCAAACCGCCGGGCAGATTATCGAAACGGCCAAGCGGGGAGGTAAGGCGGGTGTAGCTCTTGGATTAACCGGGGCCGCGGTAGGCGGGATAGGCTCGGTGATATTACCAACAGTAGGCGAGGAGCCGGTAGCGGTCGGTGCCGGAGCATGGGCGGGTCTTAAAATCGGAGCCAAGTTAGGATTAGCCGAGGGTGCGGCTATAGCCTCTTACAGGCAGGGTGTGGGTGAGATGTATTACGACATGGTTAAAGACGGTACGAATCCTGAAATAGCCGAATTGGTCTCACAAATAGGAGCAATGCCTTATGCCTTAATAGAAGTCGCCCAGTTATCACACTTAATGCCGAGTAAGAAAAAGGCTATACTAAAGAAGATAGAAAAGAAAGCCTTACCGATAATGGTAGACCTTATGAAAAGATATACGAAGACATTATCGAAAGAAATCCTTGAAGAAATGCTACAAAAGGCCGTTACCGACGTTTCCGGCGATGTCGCTAAGATAATGGATGGCGCGAAGGTCGATTTCGACAGGCAATATTTTGAAGATAAAGCGATGTCTATACTCAAAGAGGGAGCGGCGGCGGCTCATGGCATGTCGTTACTTCCCTTACCGGGCGCGTCGATAGAAACATCCATAGCTACCTACCACACGGCAAAGCAAAACGCTCAGATACAAAAAGGCAAACCAATTGCCGAGCCCGTCCAGGATGAAGTGCCGGAAGCTACGCCCGAACAGATAGACGAGGCGTTAGGTGTTACAGAGCCCCTCGTATCTCCGAAGGCGGCAGAGGGGGAAGTGAATGAAATACTTATTAACCAAATTGAAAAATATAAAAATGCAATGAAGGATTGGGAATCTGATGTTCCAGCTTATATAGGGTTAAGATTTGCTGATAAGAATTGGCAAGTAGGAGATAAGGTTGATACGGTTTCACGGCAAATGGGCGATGATAGATTAGAATATGCTGAATATGGCACAAAAGAATACGAGGAGGCAGAAACGCTTGGGGGAACAAGTAGTTGGAATTTAGAATATCTTAATATCAAAGAACTTCGAGATAAAGGAGAATTTGCATTTGACACCATAGGTAGAAAATACGTATATATTCTTGGTTCAGACACTGGCACAGGTGGTCCTGATATAAACGAGATAATATTAGAGAATCCTATTGTTTTAGAAAAGATACTTCTCACCCCCCTCACCCCTGCCAAGGCGGTTACAGAGCCCCTCGTATCTCCGAAGGCGGCGGAGGGGAAGGGGGAGAAAAAAAGTATTGACAAGGCTAAGGAACTTGGTATAATGGAGGAAAAAGGAGAAAAAAATGGAATTACTACGAAGCCTATACGCCAGTCTGTGGTTGGCGATCAAGTGGAAACAGTTACTGCCGGAAGCAAGGAAGGTGATCTTCAAAGAGATGTGCCGCCTAAAGAAGAAGCCTTACTTGGGGTGCAAGTCGGAAAGCCTAAAACAGAAATAAGAGATAATGGTCGCACAAAAAAGGTTTCAGTAACAGTTGGCAAAAATTATGTTGTAGAGGCGAGGGGTGAGTTCTCACCAGAACGTGCACCAAAAATGCCAAAAGCAACAGATAGCGTGTGGTCAGTCTGGGGTAAAGAGCAGAGGGCAATAGAATCGTTTGGGCAACCAACGGAACTAATTGCCAGTAAATTGACAAAACGACAAGCAATAGATTTAGCTAAACAGAAAGACCTCGCTCCCACCCCCGTCCCCGCGAAAGAGGCCAAGCCCGCCGAAAGAGATATTCTCGGCGGAGAAGACCCGATACAAGTCATAACGGGTGCTTTGAAAGAGGCTAAAGGAATTGTTCCGAAAGTAGAGGCTGAGAAGTCTATAGAGCGTAGTAAGCGAGTGGGCAAGGCGTCTGCTACTGTGAAATGGCTCAAGAAAAAGGGATTACCCGCAGACGAGGCTCTTAGATTATCAACGGCGGCGTTAAGAGGGCCATTAACAAAGTACGGCCAGAGATTTGAATCTGTTCGGGGCAGGCTCGATGACTCTAATCCAGCCATAATCCCAGGCATACACACGCGCATATTGGAAAGTAACGCCCTCAAATACTTCCAGAAGGTAAACCTTTCGGCGGCTTTTGATAAGTTCATTGACGGTCATTATCTTCAAAAGAATGAAATCAAACTTATAAGGGAATTTTTCGGTATCCCAATGGGTGAGATTGCCGAAACGAGATTGCGTACTATCGGATGGTGGGAGCAATTAGTGGACTTGTGGCGGGCGGGGCTTCTTACCGGAATAAAAACTTCCATGCTAAACGAAATGAGTAACTATACTCATGGCCAAACCGAGACGGCTTCCGATTACGTCGCTGCCGGAGCGGACAAGTTCATTTCGCAGATTACCGGTAAAAGGTTTATAGCAGCTACTATAAAGGGGACGGGAAGAGGTTATAAAAAAGGGCTGGGTGAATTTGTAAAGTACATGAAAACCGGCGTTGATGCCCGCAACATAAGTCGCAAGTACGATTTTGCAGAGCGGCATTACGGTAATGGTAAATTTGCCAAGTTGCGACAGGGTTATGTGAATACTATATTTCACTTAATGGGTGCGGAAGATTTAATATTCTATTACGCCACAGAAGGAAGGTCGTATTACAATCAGGCTCTTGCCGATGGTATGAATAAAGGATTAAAGGGTAAGGAATTAAATGCCCACGCGGATAAACTTGCTCTTAATCCCACCGAGAAGATGATTGAAAACGCTACCGAAGATGCCCAGACCTCGGTATTTATGAACAGGACGGCGTTGGGTGACGTTGCTGCTAAATTTCAAGGCATTCCCGTTATCGGTAGGATTATAGTTCCGTTTAGCAGAACGCCGTCGTCAATAGCTATGCAAGTTATCAATTACACTCCCATTGGCATGGCTAAGGAAATCATCGCTGAAATCAAAAAGGGCAAGTTCGACCAGCGTAAATTCTCTAAGGCTTTCGGGCGTACCGTAGTTGGTACGGCGATTCTCGTAATCGGCGGCGAACTCTTGAAGGCGGGGATAATGACTCTTGGCTACCCCAGGGGCGAAAGGGAACGGAAGCTCTGGGAGCTTGAAGGAAAGAAACCGTTTTCGATTAAGATTGGAGACAAATGGCGGTCGGTGTACGTTCTCGGCCCGGCGGGTAATGTATTACTTATTGGTGGTTATTTCCAGCAGGCTTATGAAAAGTCGGGTAGTCCGAGTGAGGCTATAATAACAGCCATGACCGGTGGTGCGAAGAGTATAGCGGAAGAGACATTTCTTCGAGGGCTAAACCAGGCCGTTGCAGCAGTTACCGACCCGGAAACATCTTTTAACAGGTGGTTTTCCAGTATGGCCGGTTCGATAGTCCCAACGATAGTTGCCGACGTAGCAAGAGCGACGGATACTACAGAACGAAGAAAAGAAACTCCGTTCCAGAATATAATAAATAGAATCCCGGTCATAAGAGAGACCCTGCCGCCCAAATTAGACGTGATGGGGCAGGACTTGCCCCGATACGGCGGCAATCCCTTAGAGGTAATGGTTGACCCCACAAGGCCATTTAAGATAAATCAGGACTTAGTTGTCGATGAACTGCGAAGGCTTTGGGATATGGACATCAGGGTAACGCCGACATTACTCGGTGATAGAATGGGATATGAAGTTCTCACGGACGACGAGAATACGGTATTGTGGAGAAGGGCGGGAACTCTTACCTACCGTAATTTGTTTATGTCGATAATCAGTCCCGAATATATGGGGTTAGGTGAAGAGGATAAGGGAAAGGAAATAGAACGTATTGTCAAAGACGCTAAGGATTTCGCCCGTGCCGAAGCTGCAATATCAAAGAAGGCGGAAGGCTACACAGATATTGAATTAAGAAAAGACGGCCTTGTTACTATTGATGTAAAGAAAATAATGGATTCTTATTTTGGAGAGTAAGCGATATGGCGGGAATAGATGAAAAAGTAGCAGCACACGATGAATCAATAAAGACCTTAAAGGATAACGATAAGATGCAATGGGACGCTATCGAGAAACTACAAAACCGTCTTCCGGTATGGGCGACGATGGTATTTAGTATTCTCACATTTGCGATAGGTTGTGTGAGCACCTACGCATTTATGTTAAGAGGGATGGGAAAATGAAACCAAAACGACACAAAACAAAGCTGCTGAAACTTCTTGAAAGCCTCAAGAACGAAGTCTGCTCATTACTTGAGGATGGGCATTTGCAGTATCCTTATAAGCAATTGCCGGAAGTCGAGCACGATATTGACAACCTGGTTCAAGAAATTGACAGAACGGGGCTGGTTTAAGTAATTAACGCGAATAGGAGAAATCAAATGAAGAGCAAAGAAACTACAATAGCCGGAGTATTCACAGGTTTGGCTTTAATTTTTGGCCAGATGGCGAATCTTTTGGACAAAGACCCTGGAACGACTGTAGAGTACACTGTTATCGTTGCCGCCGTTGGTATGATAGTAGGCTTCTGGCGGAGCCGGGACGATAACAAGTCTTCCGAGTCTGTTGGGGCAAAATAATCATAAACGCGGACAAATGGGATAGTATGAAATAACTAAGTGTCTATTCCAATTTTTTTGTTGACTATTGTTAAGGAACATGTTATTTTGTGATTTGATTCTTTATTAAGTTTTGAGATACACATTGAAAACTTAAACTTTTTTGAAAGGGCAAATTATGATTGTGCGCCAACCATTAAACAAACTAAGATAATTTTCGCCACGGGTTTAAACCCAAATAGAATCACTAAGCCGCCCTTGCCAAATTCGGGGCGGCTTTCGTTTTTGGCAAAACGGACAAACGCGGGTGACACAACGTCACACCCTAACACAAAATAAAATATATTGCAAATTTTATCTCTTTGCTATACAAAGACTTGCAAGGCGTCACGCCAAAAATATATATTTAGTTATTGACAAACCGCTAATTTTACTTTACGATATATCCAAAGTTAATTATTGAGGATTGACTATGCCAGACGGACAAGACAACTCTGACGCAAACAAAAATCACGGCTCTCGCTCCCAACTCCTGAAGAAGTCCGTCTGGCGATGCCACTTCGTAGGTTTCTACTTGGGGCGAGAGCTTATTTTTAAGAAAGGGAAATCATGGTTTCAAATATGGCTTTTGCCTAAACCTGACGTTGAGTGGATTAAAAAATGTTACAGGAGATGTTAAGGCTGAACCGGATACGAAAGGGAAGAAATGATAGAGTTCAAAACAAACAAGCAAATGGGTGGCACGACAGTATTGGCCATAATAGACCCTGGTATATCTAATATTGATAAACCTTGGCTGCAATTTGAGTGGGAAAGCAATGACGAGATGTTTGCAGCCCTATTGGTGCAGAGATTAAGGGAAAGGCAACAATTCCTAATTGGCAAGGCTCATCAAGACGCTTACGAGCGTGGTTACAAGCACGGCAAGGGTCATAGAAGAAAAGCCACGTTCTTTTCAGAGCATTTCTGCAAAAAAGCAAATCATATATGTTATTAGGAAGGGCAAGAAATGAAAACTATAATACTAAATCTCCAAGACAAGAACTACGTCAGAGCCTTTGGCTTAATGACGCCGGAAGAACAGGAATGCTACAAGAAAGTGGGCAGAAGCAATTGTGATTGCATTGTGAATGGAAAATGGGATACACGCACAGGCAGTGGCAATGAATTTGATCCTGACTACACCTACGCCATCAAGCCCGACTACAAGCCTGAGCCGGAGTTCGTGGACTTGGAGGTAAAAGAGAATGATGGTTGGTTGGGATGTGAAAAAACAAAAGATATGCCGATATATTATGTCGAGGCCGATTTCATCCATCTCCATTGCCTGCCGAGCCTGCCGAACTTCGAGGGGTTTCTGATTAAGCAAGAAGGAATGGAAAACGAAAAGTGGTTTCTTCAAGGCATTGCCAAACAAATGTCCGAAGGCAAGAAAGTCTATGCGAGGTTTAAGCAATAACGACAAGCAAGCTCATTGAAACTTAAATAGAATAAGGGACGGCGGCGTGTGTGAAACGCAAGGGCAAGATGCTGCATGGGAGGTGTTATCTGGCTATGCCGGAACGTAAGCATCAGTAGGTTAAAATCCTGCCCGTCCCAATATAGAAGTCCGGCGGTGGCGTGGTCAGTGACGTAGTTGCAGGAGGCTTACGAGCAGTAAATGCTGATAGCTGTGCGATGGTCAGAAGGTTGGATTTGTGGAATAGCTACCACATCTATGCCAATATCGTGCCGTAGACACAACGATGACCGAATCCTGCCCGCCGGACTGTCATCATACCCTCCTCCAAGCCGGGGCTCCCTCCTACTTTCCCTCTTAAAGCCCCGGCTGAAAAATCGACGGTGGGGCACGGATGCCTTGCCGTTTTATAATACTTTGAAAATTAAATATTGCCAGCAAGAGGTGGCGGCGTGGTCTTTGCAAAGACGTAAGTATGCCATGAAGTTGAGTAATTAACCACGATACACAAGCACTCAACGGAACGTAACGTATGGCAGGTAGCTGATGGCAAGCTAGTAAAATACTGCTCGCCTCTTCTGGCTCTTATAAGTAAATAAGGAGCAGTGGCATGTTACATGCTGGTGGAAAAGAGACTATGCTAAACTCGGTCCCCAAAGTCGTTACGTAACGCATTGTATGTTCATGCCGGCTCCTTTTGACAAGTTAATATGGGAGTTGCTGGTAATGGTGGACGCGGAAATATAAGGACGTCGGGCTATCAAAACGGTGCACCAAAGTAGATAGTTGCAGGTCGTTGAATCAAGCAAAGCCATAGTAAAAGGCCACAGATATATTGACGCCAGATAAAGACCACTCCCACCATTTTTAATAAATAAATCGGCTTCGGGGCGTAGGACAGGAGGTCAAAGAGTAAATCTTGTTTTATGTTTTGGTTTGTTTTTGGAGATGTTTCAAATGACAAATATACACCTCAAAAATATATAGGAAACAAGTAAAGCGTTTAACTTTTACACGGATGGTCCCCGAAGCCCTTTTTGGAGAATAGAAATGAATCCAGCACACATAGCCGAAGCTGAACGAATTGGAATGCCGGAAGGCAAGATAGAGACTCATCGCTGCCGTCAATGCGACGCAAAAGGCGCCGAGGATGGCGACAAGTGCGACGAGTGTGGTCGGGAATGTTGCCCGAAATGTTGGTTTTGGATACCCAGTATAGCTTTAAGGTTTTGCGGTCGGGATTGTGCAATTACAAGATTGCTTAAACTTCTGGAAATCGCGGAGACAAAGGACAATAGCAATGACTTATTTACCGAATACAAAGAAGGCAATCAAAGCTTTAGGAGAATAGCAATGGAACCAATTGAAGAATTACACGAATGTTGCCCAGTCGATTTACCATCTACTATTGGCGTGATAACCGAACTTACCTGGGCAGTAAGCCAGTTAATTGCGGCTCATAACAAAAAAATCGAAGAGGAGAATGATGATGGATAATACCAAACTAATACAGGGCAGTCCCGAATGGCACGAAGCCCGTCGGGGGAAGATAACAGGAAGCCGGTTCAAAGATGTTATGTCCACAAGAGGCAATACCAGAGCCAACTATATGCGAGAGCTTCTTTTGGAACGGAAGACGGGGATAGTCGCCCAGGGTTTTTCCAATGCCGATATGGAGTGGGGGATACAGTACGAATCGCAAGCAAGGACTTATTATGAGAAGTTGTCTAATGTAACAGTCGAACAGGTAGGTTTTATAAATCACCCTCTTGAACAGTACAGGAGTTATGTCGGTGTTTCTCCCGATGGGTTGGTAGATAGTAGAGACAACCGTGATTTTGTGAATGGTAGTATCGAAATCAAATGCCCGAACACCAACACCCACATGGAATATATAGTCAAAGGATTTCCGGCAAAGTACAGGCCACAGGTGCAGGGCATTTTGTGGGTAACTGGTCGAGATTGGTGTGATTTCATCAGCTTTGACCCCAGAGTTGAGAAACAGCCCTTTTGGTGTATCCGAGTCGAACGCGACGAAGCCTACATAAGAAAGCTCGCAACGGCCGTAGATGAGTTCATTCAGGAGATGGTCGAAATGAAGAAAAATCAGGTTGAAGTTGACCCACAATTGTTAATCGACGTTACCGAAGGCGGATGTTCTGAGGCCGATTGGCAAGTAAAGCTAAAGGATGAGATTCGGGGCAAAGTGAGGATGCACGTAGTTTGTGCGATACTTACGACGGGTGAGTTTGCGGATTTGGACAAAAAGTTTATCAACGCATGGGTTGATTTCATAATGACGGGAGAATAACAATGGTAAAAACAGAAGCCTTAATCAAGACTTTGGAAATATACTCAAATACAGATAGTTATGTAACTCAAGGATTTTATCAAGGATTATGTGATTCGGCAAAAAATAGATTGCAGAAACTCCAAGACGAGAACGACAAGCTGAAGAAACAAATTCAACTCATGCACGACAACGGGTTAGGTGAAAGTTGGGTTGAACGATTTGGGTTAGAAACGATGAAGGAACTACTTAGAGATGCTAAACAGAAATTAACATTACCAATTTATACGGATAGTGAAATAGCCTTAATGAAGCCTTTAGTTGATAGGATTACTGAAGCCTTAAAAGGAGAATGACAATGGTAAATACAGGAACACACGAAAATTTACATAACTTTCTTGTTGACTTGTGGAATGACGCAGAGGAAACCGGCGGTAATAGTAGGTACTTTCGCCCGCTTATGTCAAATATCAAAAAGACACCAAAACCGAAATCGTGGTTGTATAGATTATTTGGTATTTTTATGATGGGAGAATGACGATGAATAGTTGTTCGCAACCTTTTAGGGATTTAGTCAAGAGAATCAACAGTCTTGAAGAAAGAATGGATACAATGGATAACGGATGCCCGAAATGTAAAGAGATACAAAGCAAAGAACCTTTTCCCTCTACAGGAATGTGTTTAGATTGCAAAATTGCATGGAACGATGCACAGATAGCATTTCATAAAAGAATAGACAAAGAACTTAAACAAGAAAAGGAGAAAGAATGTCAAAATATAGCAGAACAAAAGCAGGTATAGCAATTTGCCCTTATTTTGTATGGCAAAGTGAGAATGTGGAGGGTCGGGGCATGCGTGAGAACGATGTAAATCTCACATTTTGCAATCATATTAAAAACCCCAATAGTTACGAGGGGAACTGCCAAGAAAAATGGTGTCCATTACTTGAACTCAAACAAGAAAAGGAGCAAGAAAATGAATAACATAGAACAATATATTGAAGAACAACTACAAAACATAGACATCAGAAGTATTGTTGTTCAAGAAGTAAGAACTAAAATATCAACAGAGATTCATGCAACAATCGTACGCTTAACGGAACAGGAAGTTACCAGCATTATAAAACGGGAAATTGAAATTTCTCTCAACGAACCCGTTAAAACAGACGACGGGTGGGGCAACAGAGCAGAATATGGGAGTTTCAATGTCTTGTTCCGTAAAATATTTGCCGAAAGACTTAATGGTTGCTGGGACATGAAACAGATGCTCAAAAAGGCTGTTGAGGCAAGGGTAACAAAATTGTATGAGGCCAACAAAAAAGAGGCCATCGAAAAGATAGCCAAGGAAATCACGAAAGAATAGCAAAGGAGAAAGAAAATGAATAGAAAAGAATTAACAGAGAATTTGGCCGTATTAGCTGGGCTGCAATACGATTTATATAGAAAGTTTCCGAAATATGTAAGCATGGACATTACTCTTTCAACTGACCACAAAGGCAAAGAAAGGATAAAATACAACATCTACACGCCAGAAGTAAATCACAATAACTACTCTGATTTTAATGATTTTGTCAGATTTGTAAAATCGCTCATCAAAGACGGGGTAGTAAAAGTTCGTGTTAATTGCTTAAAAACTACACTTTCTGAGAACCAAAAAATAAAGGAAGATGCTATTGATAGAATAGCGGAAGCAAGAGCGGAACTTGAAAAATTAGAAACTCTTTAGAAAAGGAGCAAGAGAATGAACTTCCAACAGATTAGAGACACTCTCGGCACGATGGACGGCCAATATCAGGCCAAGACGGAGATAACGGCTAAGGTAAAACGGGTCAAGGATGTGGAATACTCTAAAAAGGGCAAGAAGGGGCAATCTTTGGTTCTTGAGCTTGAGGGCGAGGAGGAGTGGGTGAAGTTTACCGGCAAGGGCGTTGATGACACACCTTTTGACCAAAACTGTGCAGGCAATAGCTACGTATTTCTCATCTGGCCATTTTGCCCGGACAACTCACCTAAGACGTATCTTTATTGTTGGGTACAACGGCAAGTCCCGCAAGGTGGCTCCCAGAACGCCCTACAAGGCGTTAAACCCCCGCCGGGCATAGATATTGAGTCCCAGATATTAGCAATGGCAGAGCGATTCCTGAAGGCTATAGAGACGCTTGCCTACCCCAACGCCACAACACAGCGGCCAACGCAACCGTCCGGCCCTAATCCCGAATATGTGGGCGACGACCCTGAACCGCCAGACGAAACCGATGAAGAAGGGAATATAATTCCATTTTAAGGTGAAATCATGGAAGTAATGAACGTAGCAAAGCAGATAAACGCCCGCATCAAACGTCTGGAGGAACTCTGTAAAAATATTGACGATACTGGCGAGGAAAAGGCCAATGCTATCGCCAATTACGATGTATCTCTTGCTATTGCCGAGGCCAAGCTTTTGCGGGGCGCAATAACCCAGATAGAGGGGGAAGCCCTGCCCGATAAAATACCGGCAACTGTAACAAAGGACATCGCCAAAGGTTTATGTCGAGAAGAAAGATTCAAGTTGGAAAATGCCACGAACAAATACAAAGGGCTGCTTACGAAAATCGAAGCATTGGAAGCCAGTTTGAATGGCAAGCAAAGTATTTTCAGGCACTTGAGCCATGTATAAGAAGAAATAAAATGTTAAAGTTAGTAGAAGAAAAACCCCAAAGCGTTATCTGTGTTGGCGATATGAAAGACGGTCAGATTGGAGTAATTGTTAAATGGCCATTGAAGAGTTATCTTGGCAGAGTCGTTCAACGAAACCACAACCGCTTAATAACTCTTGGAGATACTTTTGACAAGGGGTGGGGTGAATATTATCCTGTAAAAGCCCGTAAAGAAGACTGCCAAGTCCGCCTTCTCGAAAAGGGTGAGATGCTAATAGTAGATTGAGGACAAAGACAATGGGTAAGAAGACAAAGATGGAAAAATGTATTCATTGCGGCAAAAAGTGCTCGCCGAAAGGGTGTGTATGCGATGATTGTTACTCTGAATATACCCCTGCGATGTTGTATGTACTTGGAAAGTTGAGGAAGACAATGGCTAAATACACAATCCTAAAAGAAACAACACCAACTTATATCGTATGCGACGAGCAAGAAACCGGCATTAAGCAGACAATATGCCGTTGCCATAAGGAAGAAGACGCCCAAAAAATACGGCAGTTATTAGAGGAGAAAGACAATGAGGCTTAAACCTTGCCCGTTTTGCGGAAACATTATAATGAGCATAACAACATCATGGTTCAAGCATGGATATACTGGTTATGTTCATTGTGAAACATGTAAAGTATCAGGTCCAGTAAAAAAAACACAAAAAGCTGCGGTTCGAACATGGAATAAAAGGGTTTCTGATAATGAAGATAATAAGTTGGTTTAGCGCAGGAGTGTCATCGGCAGTGGCAACTAAGCTATATATTGATAAAATAGATGAGATATACTATACCCATATCGAAGACCAGCACCACGATACTTTGCGATTCATTAAAGAATGCTCTCATTGGTTCGGAAAAGAAGTTAAAATACTAATCTCTCCCTACAAAACAGTTGAAAACGCATGCCTCTCTTCTGGCGGTCGAGGTTATATCAATGGCCCATCCGGTGCTGCGTGTACGAAATTTTTGAAGCGTAGGGTTCGTAGGGAATGGGAAATAGAGCAGAAAGATAAATTAACTTACGTATGGGGACTCGATTGCGATGAGGCAGATAGGATTGATAGAATTGAGAATGGAATGCCAAACCAGGAGCACATTTTCCCATTATTAAACAAAGGTATCAGTAAAGATGCGGCACATAAAATATTGAGGGCTTCTGGCATCAAACGACCAGAAATGTATTCATTAGGCTATTCAAATAACAACTGCATTGGATGTGTTAAGGGTGGAATGGGATACTGGAATAAAATTAGACAGGATTTTCCAGAAGTATTTGCAAAGCGAGCGGCAATGGAAAGAAGGATTCGGGCTACGTGCATAAAAGGTGTTTATCTCGATGAGCTATCACCAGAAAGAGGCAGAATGAGCAAGCCTATCGTTGAAGAGTGCGGAATATTTTGTGAGCAGATGAGAATTGGATAATAACTAAGGACAAAGACAATGGTTGCTAAATGTAAAAAGTGTGGAAATAAAGATAATTACAATTTTGCCCTAAACATCGGATTGTGCAATTCCTGTATAGGAAATGAACTTGATAAAATTGACCGTTGGAGGGTGTTGTTGGCAAGGACAGAGAACTGGTTTAATACTCACAATAGGCAGATAAAACTTTATGAAGAAATCAAAAAAGAACTCGGCGAGGACAACGACGATGGCTAAAGATAAAGATTACACACCGCTATTCCTTATATTCTGGCGGAGTTACCCGCCGAGGTGGAATTCCAACCTGTCTAAATACGTAAAACGCAAGAAATGGCCTGCTTTTGAAGCATGGGAGAAAAAATCATCTAAAATACAAGCCAAATGCCTAAGAATTGTCAAACAGATTAAATCGGCTGAGGGGACGCCCAGGGACTGCGTAACGTGGTTAAATCAAAGAGGCTACGATGATATAGACGAGCCCGATTTGGACGCTCAGAAGCTACCACAGAGGTTCACGAACAGTATGAAGTCAGTGCCGGAAGGAACTAATGTAAATACTGAGCGTAATCGGCAGAGGAAAGGATTGGGATTATGAGTGAGTGTGAACACAAAAAGCCAATATTAGTAGCAATGCATCCTGATAAATTATTTCCAGACGACCAACCTTACGACGATGAACCGAATAAGCATATCAAATTAGCAACAATATATGATTACAACATTATCATACACGGTCATTATTGTCCCGATTGCAATACCTTGCTTGATGTTGATTGTGACGGAGACTAAGGAAAGGATTAGAATTATAGATGAGTAATTGGGGTCATGTAGAGAAAGTAACAAAAGAAGTCGGCGGCAAAGTTTGCACTTTCAGAAGTCTTCTTGAATATCGTTGGGCAGTTTGGCTACAATTGCAAAAAGAACAGGGTTTAATTGAGGACTGGTGGTACGAAGATGAAATGCTGGAACTGGAAAGCCCAAAATTCCGAGACCCAATTCGATATATACCTGACTTTACTATCCAGAAGGAAGGTGGCTATGAATTTCACGAAACGAAAGGTTGGTTCACGTCGAAGAGTGCTACAAAGATTAAAATGGCGGCACAGCAATACGAAAACCCAATTACCCTGATATTCGCAGCCAAGCCCAATCGAGTACAGTACAATCGGGCAAAGCGACTGGAGCCGTATATCAAACGGATAATCTACAATGCAGACAGGGATATATTCAAGCAGATAAGGCATCTATTATGACAATGTGGCACAAACTAATCGACATCTTTCATATCGTAATGACGTGGCTTGACGCCCAATGGTCTAAGAAGGCCAAAGCTAAGAAGAAGGCCGACAACTTGTTCAAAGACGGTATGACAGAAAAGGACAAACACAAGATTTTAGCCGCACTTTGGCGGAGATGGAGACGAAAATGAGTATGGGAAATAAAGGATGGTCAAAGATACCTCCATGCGAAAATTGTAAAAAACTTGAAGCCGAAATCAAGACGCTGAAGGCCAAGTCTCGATGTTATGGCAAATGTTCAAAAGGCCACATTACAACATATACGTTCGGCACTAAACCTCGCTGTCTGTATTGCAATAAAGAGATTACTGAAATTGCCATAGAGCTTGAGTATGCTAAGCTCCAAACCAAGAACAAGAGACTAACAATTATGATAGAAGAATACCGAACTGACATAAAGCGCCGAATTGAACAAATCCTGAAAGGAGAGTCATGAAATACCTAATAATCCTATTACTACTTTCCGGCTGTACTGTAGTCCATATCACCCCGGACGACTTATACTTCGTCCCTGAAGGTGTGGTAGTCGAGACAACCGAGGGTGAGATTGTAACTGAAATGAATATGATCTTAATGAGTGAGTTTTTGTTCAATGAGATTTGGGAAGGACAGGAATGAGTAAAGTGCGTTGTGTAATACCAAGCCCCAAAAAGATAGACCCATACTATGAAAGGATAATAGATTTATATAAAAAGAAAACGGAGAAGCTCGGGGTCAAGAATGGGGAGTTATTGATCGAAATTAAGGGATTAAAAGGCTTATTAGGCGTTGCTATATGCCCTAATGCCGTAAATGGTTGCAAAGATGGGGTCTATTATAATGCACGCGCCGAATCAGAGCAATGCCAATGGTGCAGTATGACAAAGCAAGCCCTGAAAAATGAAACAAACATGAATCCGGCGGCGGCCAATAGCCGAGAGGCAGAAAGGAGGGCCGATTGCCTATAATCTTAATACCGAAATTTGATTAACCTGTCGCCGCCTAATATTAACCTTAATTAAGGAACAAGAAATGAAGAAACTACTAATTTTAACCGTGATACTGGCTTGTTGCCAGGTCACACACGCCGACGACCCTAACGAATCAGTATCGTTATGGCTGATGGGCAACAATCTCGCCTATCAAAACAGCGACCTATCATTGTGGGTAGGCTATCGGCGGGACAATGCCGAATTTGGGGTTGCATCTAATTGGCGAATGTTTAGCGAAGGCGATACCGATGAGGATACTCAGAGCGACTTTGCTATCGGCCCTTACGCCGCCTATCACTTTCCGGGTCTAATCGACATCAACAATCCATTTGCGGACATAGAATGGATGCCGGACAAGCTAATAGGCGAGCCGTTCCTTTGCCTACCATTTTTATTCGACACGAAAAGTAAAGGTTCGGCTATTGCGCCAATGGCCGGGGTGAGGGTATTCGAGATGTTTTCTCTGTCGTATCAACATTTTCTCTATACCGGCAATACGGCGGATAACAAGGGGCAAGTCGGCATTTCGACTAATTGGAAGTTCTGACAATCTGGAGTACGGGGGCGGTGGCGTGACGTTATAGGCGTGAACGCGGTGAAAGTCCCAGCAAAGTCGCCGCCCCGTTTTGAAAGGAATAGATAAATGGGCATGATAAATATTAAAATGTACGGTTCGTTTCCTGTTGAGAATTTTAGCACTTGCGCAGAAAACGGAGGCCATGTTTGTGCAATAAAGCGTTCTATTGAGTTTCTTGCTGAACAGCTTGGGCTGGCAGTCGTGATGGATGCAAAGCTCACAAAAGCAGGTGAGGCTCCGCCCAATTCCCCATTAGGTAAAGATAGCTAAATAATTTGGAGTACGGGGGCGGCGGCTCACGGGGTTGCCGCCCCATTTTATCATGGAAGAAAATACTATCATTTGCGGCGACTGCTTTGAAGTAATGAAAGACTTCCCCGACAACTCTGTGGATTTGGTGCTTACAGATCCGCCGTATGGGATAAACGCCGACAAGATGAAAATGGGGACGGGCAGGCATGATTGGGATGTCGTGGTTGGTTGGGACGGAAAGCGGCCAAAAAAGGCTGTTTTCGACAGAATCAGGCAAATAACTACTAATCAGGTCATTTGGGGTGGCAACTATTTCGCAGACTATTTACCACCCTCTATGAATTGGTTGATATGGGACAAAAAAAACCCTAATTTATCGTTTTCTGAGGCTGAGATGGCGTGGGTATTCAATGGACGTAGAGTCAGAATATATCAGCATTATTCGGGCATGGGTGGTAAAATGCACCCCACAGAGAAGCCCCTGCCGCTGATGATGTGGTGTGTAAAAAACTACAGCCAACCCAACGACCTAATCCTCGACCCCTTCTGTGGAAGTGGCACGGCCTGCGTAGCCGCCAAGAAGTTAGACCGTCGTTACATAGGCATAGACATAAGCCCAGAATACTGTCAGATAGCCAGAGACAGGTTAAGGGCAGTTGATACGGGGGTGCCTGTAAAAGAGGCCAGATCCGGCCAGGGGGCGTTATTTGAGTAACATCTGTCCCCAATGCGAAAGAGTAGGAAGCAAGTTCAAATGTAGCTGTGGATTTGTAGCTTGTTACGTCTGCGGGGAAGTCTGCCCAAAGTGTAGTGAGATAAAGTGTCCCGAATGCGTTAAAGCCGGGACTATGGACAATGAGTTTATTTGCTTGGATTGCCGACGGGAGAGCCGATGATTTGCAGATGCTGTGGAGAAGACAAAGAACCAACACTGGAATTTTGGTATCGGTACACCGCCAAAAAAACCGGCATCTCATCTATTTGCAAAGCTTGTTACAAAAGGTGCCAATATGAATATAGACATCACGGCATTTCCCGTCCCGACGCTTTCAGGATTATCCGGCGGGAAATGAGAATAACTCAATTCGGAAACTCGGTGATTAAAAGACGGGCGGGGTATATGAGAGAAAGGCATTATTCAATTTACCAACCAATAAAAAAAGCCCCCCGGCACAAACCGAGAGGCTAAGGGTGGGAAATGATTATTTAGGCTTTATCCGCCTGATTTATGGCGGCTTGTATTTGACGAATAGTATTATCTTCGTCGGGGATATCACATTTGAGCATTATGCGCATCAATGCCTTAATTCCAGCCTTACACGCATCCAGCATGGCGTCATGGCTATTGCAAGCCATTGTGATAAACTCGGCGTCGGCTTGGGTCGATACGGTACATATTGGGGCATAATCGCTGCCGTCTTTCGCAGGTGGCCCGTGTATTTCCGGTTGTTTCAAGCTGTTTGGTATCAATTTTATTTTCCACGGCCCCGGCGTATGTTTTGCCGGCTTATCCACAACATATTTGACTTGACCTTCCATTTTCTTATCCTTTCAATATATAGATTTCGTGAATCTGGATTTCATAGATTGCTTCGGCATAAGCCATGAGCAGAATCTTTAGCGTTTCGCGGTCTGTCTCAAGAAAGACAAGCTCTTCGAGGTCAAGTGCCCGGCCCTTCCACCAACTTAGGTTATGTTCCATTATAGTATGCCTCTTACTAATGAATACAGCCCGTAGGCCAGCACGATAACGACAGTGGGCAATGCTACCCACTTGGCCCAGAGCCATGCCATTTCCATTCGATTAGGTTCTTTATCTTCGTAGTAGTTCATTTTCCTACCTTTTCAGCGGCGATAAGTTTCTTCAATTGATCGACCGTATCCAGTATAGTAATTTTGTTCCGGTCTATTTGTGGTCTTGATTGGTTTTGGTGGGCCGAAGTTGTACCTGAGTATTTTGACTTATGGCCGAACCACTTACCATTTATACATGCCCATAAAGGATAGTAGCCATAAGAATAGACGACGTACAATTTGTTGGATACTTTGACACCTGATAGATGGCTTCCTTGGAACGGCTCTTGACTTGCTACGAGCGTATCAGCTAAATTTCTGTCCTACCCTTTCCTAATTGGATGAGCATTTAGATAAGAAGTTATTTTTTTCATTAGCCGTTGCCGGACTCTTTTTATCTCACCATCCGAAATAATTCCACGTACATGAAGCCTTACAACGGCGTCGGCGTCTTTGTCAAATTCCGGCAAAGATACTTTAGTGTGATATTGGTCACTGATTTGTTTGCTTACTGAGTCCGTTAAAGCTCCAAAATATAATCCTAATTCCATTTCCCTACCCTTTCAATTAAAGTTATCATTTTAACGCCCTGTTGCCGAGTCGAACTGCGAGCCTGGTAGGGCGGAGAGGGTTAACTGTCCAGTATATCAGAACAGTTAAGCAATTGAGTTATTAGGTGACGAACACTGTCCTCTTTCTTCTTGTTTGCTAAATCGGCTTCGTAACTCCATTCAGCCAAGTTCGCAGCAAGTCTGACCATCTGATGGCTAAAATTAGTTATTCTTGAAGCGCGATGAAAGTTTTTGGAAAATACTGCAATTTTTTGTGCTATATCTGGAGTACTCATTTTCCTGCCCTTTCAAAATTGAGCCCCTCGGCGGAGGACACTGGCAAGTGTGATGGCGCAAATACCGCTCCGGGGCTCTTGTTTCGTTTTGTCCAGTGTCAAGCTCATAGGCTCGCGTCGTAGGGCAAAATACGGCGCTCGCCTGCGGGCTTTAATCGTCCAATAAGTCAGAGCATTTACGTAGTTGATCTATGAGGCAACGGACGCTATCCTCTTGTACCTTATTACACAAGTCCGCCTCATAACTCCATTCAGTAAGCGCGTCAGCCAGATTTTTTATTTTGGTACTATGGTTGATTATCCTACTTAGTCGATGATACTCGTTTACGGCCTCTATTTGTGTTTCTTGCTTTGCCATTGCCAGCATCCTTAAATAAAGTTAATAAAGTTTAAGCTCATAAGCCGCCCGCCGCTAACGTCCCAGCGATGGCTAATCTAATCTAAATCTTCTATTGGGTCAGTAAAGCTGTAATTGCTTATATGCCCATTAAGCCTAAACTTACTGAATTCATACTCAAACTTTTCACTGTCGTCCCCATATAGCAATATATCAAAAAGTTTTTTCACATGCAGAGGAATTAGATACCAATGACCATCTTCGTCGATTTCAAAACAGTATCGCAATTCTTTTAGTATTGTTTCGTTCATTTTCCTGCCTTTAATTAAAGCTTTCATGGCTCATAGGCTTTACTTGGTCTAACATTGCAATAATAGGATGACCCTTGACAATTTCAACACCACAAGTATTGTATTTTTTATCTATCGGGCTATTTGTTACCCATTTCAAGTGGCCAGGCACTTCTTTAGGTTGTCCGTGTTTACCTTTTACTGTAATCACTATTGGTTTATTCATTGCCAGTGCCTTTCAAAAAGTTATCATTTACACTTCATAAATCCCGGAATGGCTTTGAAGCTACTCACAACATCTGAGTCAATGGCCACCCTCTTTGGGTACTAAATGCCAGCCTTCGCACAATTCTATATCATCTCCAGTGATAGCGGGATAGCTCGTAAGATGATTGTATGTCCGTGCTAAGTCGTCTGTATCCATTACGTCTATTGCTTCGGCAATCCGTTCTAATATGTCTACTTCTTTGATACTCATTTTCCTATCCTTAAAAAGAAGCCCGGCCAACGTTGTTACGAGTACAAGTTTGAGGACGTGCATTCCGCCAGCCGGACATCAGTTTGATAATTGGTTGTATTAAACTCATACTCATAACAAATGTATTATCGTCTATTTCACCCAAGCTTGTCAAGTTTTTTTTGGGTTTTTTTTTGGGCGTCACTATGTCCAAATGATATAAGTATTACAATAGCAACAAGTTATGAGAGGCAAAAAAACTTCAATTATTTTCATTTTATTAAAAGATTTCTCTTTGATAAAAACGGTTTGTGATTATAATAAAGCAGAATGAACTATTTATTGAACAGGGACGTACAATAGAATGATGGAATTCGAGTTAAATAATGTCTATGACGGGTCGCTCGGTTTGGGCTTAGTAAAACAGACCAGGCGGCCCGCTTTTTATTTAGGTGTAGGTAGTCTCGATACTACGAGGGCTTGAGAGCATATCGAGGGCAAAGGTTCGGCATTGTAGAAACTAACTGTTTTACTAAGACTTGAGGGCTTGCCCGTCTTTGAGCCAGTATGGGCTAAAACTTGCATGATTAGCCAGTAGCTAACAGTCGCTAAAATGGTGCGAATTGCAAGCTTAAAATCGACCGACGAACTCATTAAACCGGTAGATTAGCCCTGAATATCAGGGCTATTTCTCCCTCAAAATCTATTGCCCGGTAGTTATGACAAAGAGTAAGAAACGTAAATGGTTTAATAGCTTAACAAACGAACAAA